GTTTTGTGTTCGTCTTTAGATATTTTACAATAGTGTGCAATAATGTCGTCGGCCTCACAATCATCAATTTCAATATGTCTTATAAACATCTCTTCAAGATATTGTTTTACTCTTGTCTTTTGATATGAGAATGAATTTACTTGTTCTTCGGTATTTGCTTGTCTTCGGTTAAGTTTATAATTGGGGTAAAATAATCTTCGTTGTGTTGAGTTACTTTCACTATCCCAACAAACCACAACTTTATTGTAATTTACTTCATCCAAAAATCTTCTGGTTGTGTTTAAGAAATGCCAAATTCCACCAACATGTTCTCCGTTATTATAAAAATCTTTGACCCCACAAATTCCAATCTTAAGTAGATTGTTACCATCAATAACAAGAGTTTTAATCATTTGTATTTTTTATATTATTCGTCAATGTCATCATCAGATTCGGCCAAAGAATAATCTGAATACCCTAATTTTGTTTCCCAATAATCTGAATATTCTTTCTTGTAGTTATCCAAAGATTCTTTTGTGTCCGCAATATAACCTTGTGGTACCGCAATGATCTTTCCATCTTTATATCCAAGACCATTAACATGATTCTTTAATATAGAAATCTTTGTTCTAATTGCAAACGACACTTTTCTACCGTTCTTAGTGGCATCAATGTGACTAATACCCGCTTTTTTCTGATTACCAAATAAAAATACTAATGATGATGCTAACCATATTGCTTCACCACCCTTAGCCTTTATTTCTGGTTGTCCAAATGGGTTATCAGGAAGTAATACCCAAGGTTGATTTAAAATTACAAGAGTATTATAATATGGATATTCTTCTTTTTTAGATTTTGAGATCCTTGAATGAATTCCCATCCCTATCTTATCAGCAAGTACCTTAGCATTGTGCATACCACCACCTTTTCCATCAAAAGTCATCTGACAAGGAACACTACCAATACTATCCCATAAAAACAATAAGTTATAAGGGATATCTCCCTTTTCTTGAGAATCAAGTATTTCATTAATAAACTCGGTTGCTTGTTCGATAACGTCAAATGAATCATTAAAAATAAACATACCATCATACTCACCAAGTTCGTTTTTCTCCGCTTGCAATCCTAATTCAATTGCATGTTCCCAAGACCATTTTTTCTCAGTAATAATAAGAACAGGTAAATGACCTTTCTTTTGTGCGTCCGCCGCCGCCAATATCATTGCCGTTGTTTTTGAAGTGTTTGAGTGCCCTAAAAACATATTTATACCACCCATTATAGGTCCAGGCAATCCAGATGACGTTAAAAAGGCTTCACCAAGATTATAAAAACTTTCAGGTTTATATTTTGTTTTGGTGGAAAACTTACTTTTTATTGTATCTAAACTAAATTCTTTCTTTTTCAATGCCATAATAATTAATAATTGTTTTATAAAATATACATAAAAAAACGGGAACAATAAACTGCTCCCGTTATCTTTTTTTAATTAAAATTAGAATGGTAGATCTTCATCCACATCAGAACTAACTTGTGGGTCTACAGTTTTGTTAACTGTTTTTGTTGTAGATGCCATAGATTTTGATCCTCCCATTGACGTTTCTTCCTCAGAGTCATTTGAATAAACAAATCCTCCCTTTTCAGAACTCCATCGTGGTGTTTCTCCTCTTGCGATCGCCTCTAAATACTCAACCGGTTTTTTAGAATAAACATCCTCCCAAGTTAATGAATCATTTACCCAAGAATCCATAGTTTCTTTATTTCCGTGTGTTGGTGCCGGATCATCATACATAACCGTTTGAATTACTGTGTAAGTTGCTCCTTTTGGAGTTTTTGCTTTAGTTAATTCAAGTATTAAGTCTCTCCCATTATCTGGATCGGTAACGTCTCCTTTTGCTTTCCAAATTGGAATAATTTTGTCAAGAATTCCTTCTTGTTTGTAATTGTGTTTAAATCTCCAAAATTTAACTCCGTCGGATTCGTTATCACGATCAATTACTTTAACGATATAAAACTTACGAGCCTTATATTGTGTTGCCAATTGTTTGTCTGATTCACGACCTGTTGACATAAGTTCCTCATAAACCTCGTTTAAAGGTGAACGTTCGTTATCATTTTTTCCTGGATCATAAAATTTTTGCCATTTACCATCAACACTTATTTCGTGGAACCAAACTTCTTTGAAGGGTGATGATCCATCAGTTGTAGGTAAAATACGAATTGTCTTTTGACCTTGTTTCTCGTTGTCCTTTAAAAGGGCTGCGAAATATTTTTTCATTCTTTCTTCTTGTGTGAATTTTGAGGTGCCAGAAGAACCACCTTGTTTTGAGCTCTCATACTGAGCCAAAACTGCATCTAAAACATTGTTTGTCGCCATGTTGTAATTTAATTAAAAGTTTATTTGTAAAATATAAGTGTAAGAAAGTGTTTAGTCAAATGTTTGTCGCCGTTTAAATAAAAAAAAAAGGTCGAAATTTTCGACCTTATATGTTATGAATTATATCTGTTCAATAGTTCATCGTCTTCATCCTCCATTGGTTGATTAAAGGAATTTTCAATGTCACTAGGACTAAAATTCTCAACATCATCTTGAGTTAAAACATATTCGTTTTTACCCGATGCCTCCATTTCATCTTTTTTATCAACAAAGAAGTCGGATAAACTTTGTTTGTAAGGACCTGAATCCAAACTCCTTAATTCTAGTTTTTCTTGAGCTGTTTTAGGTCTATATTTTTCAAGTTTAGCATCCAAACCATCAATCTTAGTAACAAGACTATCCATCTCACCAAGTTTTTGTTCCATAGATTTAATCTGGTCAAAAAGATTAGTAAAATATTCTTCTTGTTTGTCAGCCATCGTTTTTTGACTATCAATTAGGTCGGTAATATCAATTTCTTCGGATTCTCCCTCACCTTCACCTCCAATTTCCTCAACATCTGGATCGTTACTAATATCTATAGGGGCCGGTGCCGCTCCATCTGCAGGTGGTGGTGGTGGGGCCGGTGCCGCAGGATCTACAGGTGGTGCTCCCGCCGCTGGATCTACAGGTGGTGCTCCCGCCGCTGGATCAATAGGTGGTGGAGCGTCTTGTTCCATTATATATTTATTAATAGAGTTATATCTCGTTATCTCTCTTATTATTTTATCATCAATTCCCATCTTATCCGTTTAATAATGTTTTTATGCCATGTGTGGTCTCTACTTGTATTTTTTTAAATGCTCTCTTTGTATTGTCAACCCTTTCAATAAGACCATCTTTCATTCTTAGGGTATAGCAATCGCCAGTATCTAGGTCACAAACTTCTTTTGTCCCATTTCCCATGTCTTTTTCAGACACTCTTGTGTTTTTACCAAGATAGTTGTCCAATATTAATTTAGTGTTCATATTATTTTTTATTATAAATATCTCGTTATGTTGAAAGTTTAACCTTTTAACGAATCAAATAAATTAAAAGCTTCTTTAAATTCCTGTTTAACCAAGTCCACATTTTGTTCGGACATCTTAGACCAAACATCTTGATTTTGTTTTATTGGGTAGTAAGTTACATAAATTTCAGCTAATGTATCTATTGAACTTTGAGCGGTTCCACTATTTCCAACAGTTGACGTAAACGTATCCACCAATCCTTTTGTTCTTTCAAAAACAAACTGAATAAAAGTATCGAATGATGTAAACTTTGCAATAGGAAGATTTCTATTAGTTCCTCTAGAAACACAATAGTATTTTTTATCAATATAACTTGTAAACGCATCCCCATATGTTTGGGTTAAATCAATTGTACTATAATTATTTTCATATGCCGATATACCTGTGGAATTTCCAGAATCAACATAAATAAAGGTAAACATGATTAATGACTGTAGAACTAATTTGTCGTCAACAAGACCAATAGATGATAAATACGCATTAATACCATTATATAATTCTCTACTTGTTTTAGATGTTTGAGCTGGCACATCAATTACCGTATATTGGTAATATCTTGGGTTTGCTGACAATGCACAATCTTGGTTTTTAGTTAATTGTTCGTCAGATTTAATATTTGCTAACACATTTTCTTGTTGGTTCAAAATATTATCCGAACTATTTAAATTTTTCTGTTCTTTCTCTTTAATTTTAGCCTCAATTGTTGATAATAACTTTACGTTCAATGTTTGTAAGAAATTATCAATTCTTGGTAAACTATAGAATGGTTGTCTTGACCCATCAAAGGTTGTTTCAAACCCACTTTCCGTAATATTATGAGTCACACTTCTAATCATATATGGCCCACTAAACATTGGTATATTTCTAACGTTAAAATACATCATAGGTTGTATTAACGCACACCCCATCATATCAACGGAACATTCATAACTTCTATTTTTATATAAATTATATAGAGAAACACTTTGTGTTGATGATCTTGTATTTCTACTCATATTTGACATTTGATTTAACATCTCTAAAGATTCTGATGTGGGTTTACCAGGTGTTTGACTAATACTAAATTGTTTAAATATTTGTTGATTTTGTGATGTAATATCAATATTAAAACCAACGACTTTATTTGAGTTAGCCCAATCTTTTTTATCCATTTGATTTTCAATTAAGGGGTTATCACTTGCCCTTCTGAGGTCGAAAGCGTCATCCCTATACCTATAATCAATATTATCTTTCATATCCAAATGTTCACTTGGTTTGTTAGCATAGAAACATAAAAATTTAGGCGAACTATTTCTATAATCTACATTTAAGAATGTTCCAAACAATGTATTAGCAAAATCTAAAGACCCATCAGGTTTTGGGGTTGGGTTTTTTAATGCATCCTGAACATTGTAAAAATTAACATAGGACGGTAGCATGAAGTGTTGGAAGTTATTTTGAACTAAAATTGTTGTAACTATATCCAACAAGTTGTTTTTGTATGTCCCACCCTCAATTAGATTTTGTATTTCAAATATATCAACAAGTATTTTATCCCCAACATTTCTACTCGCCCTATCAACTAACATAACATCCTCAAATAATGTTTTGTTTTTAAAATCATAACCAGAAATCCAAGTATCATTTAACGCTTTAAACGTTTCCCACAATTCAGTCCTTGTTTGTTCTGTAAATCCAGCTTCAAGACCGGCTCTATTTGTTGATCCATCACCTTCAATAAAAACGGTTGGTAATTCTTTCCTAACCTGAGGCATCATAACATTAATTACATTAAATATGTAAGCATCTGATTGATCAAAATAAGCATTCATCAACCCATAGAATTTGGTTAAATTTAGATTATTATCAACTAACTTTTGACTTGCATATATCTTAATTAAAGGTGCAAAGTCAGCTACATTTTTTTCATTAAACTGTACGTTTAGATCAACAAAAAAATCAGTTATATATGAACCATTATTGGAATATATTAATTTAGGTATTGTTGAGTTACCAACATAATACTCTAACGCTTTCCAAGTTTCCGGATTTTGTTGTTTAGAGTTTGACAATGTAAGTGATCCACCTTGTGTTGGTAATGTTCCATTTTCATAAGGACCATAAATAATTGGGTCTTCAAGGAATTTATTTGAAAACGTTAAAAACAATCGTCTATCAAACATAGATGGGTTACCATATTTAAATACGACATTATAATTA